TTACGATACGTATCTTGGCAGACCATGCCGGTATATAATCGATAAGATTTGCAATAAAAATGGTAGTTCTTACGAGATTGTAGCGTGCCAGATTTGTGGTAATACCAGAAAGGTAAACACAAGTAAGTTTGCATACTGGGAAGGGTATAGGGCTTATACATGTTCGCAAAAGTGCAGCGGTAAGCTAAAAACCAAAAGAGAAATAATACGCGGTATTTCGGTGTTAATTTTAATGAAATGGTATACTAGAGAGGAGTTATGCAAAATGTTTGATAAATGCAATGATACAATGGCTAATACAATATCTTTTGCGTATAAATATCGTTCTAACAATAGATACGTTCAATCTTTAATAGAACATATAATTAATCNNATCAAAAATCAATAGTATGAATGAGTATTTAAAATTCTTAGAGAGTAAAAAGCATAGCATTAATAAAATGGGTATTGACGTAAAGTATATGCCCGATTTAATGTTTGACTATCAAAAATATGTTTGTGAATACTCAATAAATAAAGGCAGATGTGCTGATTTTTTAGATACTGGATTAGGCAAAACAATCATAGAAATGGTTACAGCAAAAAACTATGTTTTACACACAAACAAACCAGTATTAATAATTACCCCATTAGCCGTTGCATTCCAATTTATCGAAGAAGCTAAAAAGTTTGGCATTGATGATATTGAATATTCTAAGGATGGCAAGTATAAGTCTAAGTTGGTTGTTTGTAATTATGAGCGTTTGAACAAATTTGAACCAAATGATTTTGAATGTGTAATACTGGATGAAAGCAGCATACTAAAAAACTTTGAAGGGGCTATAAAAAACACTATTACATCGTTTTTAAAGAAAGTAAAATACCGTTATTTGTTTACCGCTACACCATCACCTAACGATTTTGTGGAATTAGGTACAAGTAGCGAGGCTTTAGGTTACTTGGGTTATACTGATATGCTTACTAAGTTTTTTAAAAACAACGAAGATACAATAAGCCCAATGTCAATAGGTACGCAATGGAGATTAAAAGGACATGCTAAAGATGCGTTTTTTGAATGGGTAAGCAGTTGGAGCATATCAATGCGTAAACCGTCTGACTTAGGCTTTAGCGATGAAAGACATATACTACCCGAATTGATAACTAACTTTCACAGTGTAGCTAATGATAAAAATATGATTGTAAATAACCAAATAATGCTATTCAATATGATAGCAAAAACGCAATCAGAGGTAAGAAGCGAAAACGCTTTGACAATTGATAAAAGATGTGAACGCGCGGTTGAATTAGCCAATGAATATGATACTTCTGTTTACTGGTGCAACCTAAATAAAGAGGGCGACCTATTGCAGAAATTAGATAAAAATGCTACACAAATAAAAGGTAGTATGAGTTTGGAAGAAAAGGAAGAAATATTATTAGCATTTCAAAGAGGTGAAATAAAAAAGCTTATTACTAAGGCAAGTATTACAGCTTTTGGGCTTAACTGGCAGCATTGCAATCATACCGTTTATTTTCCTACGTTTTCATATGAGCAATGGTATCAGGCTATACGCAGATTTTGGCGTTTTGGACAAAAAAATACAGTTATTGCAGACATGGTTTTTAGTGATGGTCAAAAACGTGTAATTGATAGTTTAATGGCAAAAACGCAAAAGGCAAATGAATTGTTTGACAAATTAAATACCAATATAAATAGAGATTTCAGTATAAAAAAAAGTGAATTTAACAAAAACATATCTATTCCTAACTTTTTAAAACATTAATCAAATGGTAAAAAATCAAGTTATTACAGAAAATTATGCAATTTATAATAGTGATTGCATGTATGTATTGCCTACTTTGGCAGATGATAGTATAGACCTTTCTATTTATTCACCGCCATTTGCGGGGCTTTACAATTATTCAAGCAGTGAAAATGATTTTAGCAATTGTGAAAGCAAAGAACAATTTTTAGAGCAATACGAATTTTTAGTTAAGGAGATATCAAGATTAACTAAACCAGGAAGAATAACCGCAGTCCATTGTACAGATGTAATGAATAGCAGTACTGGTAAATTATGGGATTTCCCTCACGAAATTATAGCTATTCATGAAAGGCATGGATTTGATTATAGGAATAGAATTACTATATGGAAAGAACCTTTGAAAGTACGTATGCGAACAATGGTAAAAAGCCTAATGCACAAATTAATAGTAGAAGATAGCACACAATGTTTTACGGCTATGCCTGATTATGTGTTGATATTTAAAAAACGTGGAGAAAATACTGTACCAGTTGAACACCCGCAGGGCTTATCCGAATATTTTGGAGAAACACCAATATTACCAGCTATGCAGGAAAAATACGGAACATTTGAACAATTGAAAAATGAATATGCAGGGCATAAAGACCAAAGGACAAATAAATTATCTCATATCATTTGGCAGCGTTACGCTTCAAGCGTTTGGGATGATATACGTATTGATAACGTATTGCCATTTAGGGATAGTAAAGATGAAGATGACGAAAAGCACGTACATCCTTTGCAATTGGATGTAATTGATAGATTGGTCGAATTATATAGCAACAGAGGAGAAATTGTATTAACTCCTTTTATGGGTGTTGGAAGTGAAGTTTATAGTCCTGTATCAATGGGTAGAAAAGGTATAGGTATAGAGCTTAAGGAAAGTTATTTTAAACAAGCTATTGAAAATATGAAAGTAGTAAATGAGCGTTTTAAAAATCCGCAATTACAATTAATCGACTGAACACATCCATGTAATAACGAATTTACCCCGACAAAACAAACAATAAACAAATACCTTTGATTTTTGATTTACTGACTGGGTGTTTCTACACCCGGTTTATTTTAACACAGTAACCAATTTAAAACCAAAATACATGAGTTTAGAACTTAAAGGAAAGATTACTCACATCGGAGATGTTGAAGTGATTAATGACAAATTCAGCAAACGCATCTTTGTAATCGAGGTGCAGGACGGCAGTTTTGCTAAATCAGTAGCGTTGCAATTTACCAATGACAAATGCGGTAAACTTGATGGTATTGCCAAAGGTGCGCAGGTACATGTAAAATTCAACATCGAAAGCCGTGAGTATAACGGCAAATGGTTTACCAACCTTACCGCCTGGTATCTTGGTGCAGGTGAAGCAATGACAGCACAACAGCCACAGACAGCGCAATCTAATAACGTCGACGATTTACCATTTTAGTATGACAGCACGGGAACGATACGAACAAGCGCATTATAACCATTTCCAGCGGGTATATCCTTTAGCTTTTAAAGACGGGCATTATGCTAAACCTAAATATCCACGCACAAACACAGCAAACGGGTTAACGTCTTTTATAGTGAATTATATCAACTGGAGTGGTTATATTGCAACCCGTGTAAATACTACGGGCAGGCTTATTGATGGTACAGAGCGCACAGAATCGGGTACATTGCTAAGTAAAAAGAAATGGATACACGGCACAACTGCAAGAGGTACGGCTGATATTATGGGTACCATTGGTGGGCGTTCAGTATCGCTTGAGATTAAAGTAGGTTATGACAGACCTCGACCTGAACAGCTTGAAATGCAGGCACGTGTACGCAATGCAGGGGGAATATACGAATTTATATCAACGCCTGAACAATTTTTTGAATTATATGATAGAATCACAGGCGCGAACTTTTATGATAGCTTACTCCCTAAAAGACCTTAGATACATTGGCGTATCCGACCAGCAAGCTACCCAGTTTATGGTAGATACCGGCATGCTGAAATTTCACAGCTACAAAATCACAATCAAAGACTTTTTAATACTTTATACATATGCCCACTAAAGACGCTTACTATTTCTCGCATGATAGTAATGCCAGAAACGACCTTAAAATGATTAAACTACGCCGCATCATGGGATTTGAGGGGTACGGTATATTTTGGTGTATTATTGAAATATTGCGGGAAACTAAAGATTATAAGCTATCACTCGACTCGCTGGATGATATCAGCTTTGACTTGTCTATATCTATCGACAAAATAAACAGCGTAATCAATGATTTCGGATTGTTCATTATAGAGGATGGTTATTTTTACTCCAACCGACTTAAACAATCCATGAGCGAATATAAAGCCCTGAAAGAAAAGCTATCTCAAGCGGGCAAGAAATCAGCATCCAACCGTTATAAATCTGACAAACGGAAAGGAGGGCATATCTTATGATTTCTAAAGAACGTATTGATGAGGTTAAGAAACGTGCCGAAATTGTAGATGTCATAGGCCGCCATATAACACTCAAAAAAGATGGTGTAAACCATACTGCAAAATGCCCGTTTCATAACGAGCGCACGCCATCTTTTAAAGTATCGCACGAGAAACAGATATTTAAATGTTTCGGATGTGGCAAGGGTGGCAGCGCGGTTGATTTCATCATGATGTATAAGGATTTGCGTTACATTGATGCTATTAAATACCTTGCTGATATTTATAAGGTTGAACTCGGTGAAGAGGTTATTAAACAGCGTCCTGTATATTCCAATAAACCACCGAAACAATCCCATACTGATTGGTTTGCATCTCGTGGCATATCCACTGATACAATCGAGCGCGCACGTATTACCTACTCTACGGAATGGATGCCCAAAGCGGGCGCAGAAACCGATGTAATTTGCTTTAATTATTTCCGTAAGGGTGAATTGATTAATGTCAAGTATCGGGGCGAAAACAAGGATTTTAAGCTGGCTAAGGGTGCGGAGCTAATTTTTTACAACCTCGACAGTATCAAGAATAATGAAATACTTTTCATTACAGAGGGCGAAATGGATTGCCTGTCTATTATGGAATGTGGATATAGAAATGTCATATCAGTACCTAATGGCGCATCTGCGGGCAAACAGAAATTAGAATACTTTGATAATTGCTATGATGAATTAGCTAATATAAAGCAGTTCATACTACTGACGGATAATGACGATGCTGGCAATAACCTACAAGACGAATTGAGCCGTAGAATCGGCAAAGAACGATGTTATACGGTTAAATACCCCGATGATTGTAAGGACGCTAATGATGTGTTAGTTAGACATGGCCGTAAAGCCCTTATAGATGTCCTTAAATCGGCTCAACCGTACCCGATTGAGGGTATTATCACGGTGGCCGATATGATGGAGGATTTGAGCGATTATTACCTTAATGGCTATCCTAAGGGTATTGACATAGGCATGGAGGGATTGGGCGAATATATAACGTTCATGAGCGGGCAGATTACTACTATTACAGGCATCCCTGGTAGTGGTAAGAGTGAGGTAACGGATAACATCATGGCTAAGGCTTCAATAAATCACGGATGGACATGGGCGGTGTGTTCATTTGAAAATCAGCCATCGAGCCTACACGCTTCGAAGTTGATGGAGAAAATTATAGGTAAATCATTTGCCCCGCGTATCAATCCATATGAGCGCATAAATCAAGAAGAGTTTCACATTGCAGCGCAATACTTGGATGCTTATTTCAATTTCATAAACATTAATCAGGTAGATGTTACGCTTGATGGGATACTTGCCAAGGCTAAGGAATTGGTACACCGTAAAGGAATAAACGGGCTACTTATAGACCCTTGGAATTACATCGAACATAAGATACCATACGGGCAGACAGAAACGCAGTATGTAAGCGAATGTCTTACAAAGCTCAAGGCGTTTGCATTGACTAATGATATACATGTTATCCTGATTGCGCACCCTACCAAGCTGAAGAAAGAGAATAACCGGTATGAAGTCCCTACAATGTACCATATTTCAGGTAGTGCGCATTTCTTTAATAAGACCGATAATGGTCTGTCGATTTACAGGAATTTCGATACTAATGAGGTTGATATTCACGTGCAAAAGATACGTTATAGCTGGCTTGGTAAGATAGGTTGCGTTAGTTATCAATTCAATACTTATACAAGGCAATATGTACTTATTGATAAGTAATTTGTCCTATAATGTTTAATGTTT